GTTTTCCAATATCGAGCAGCAGTCGCTTGAGTTCGTCAAATACACTTTGAATCCGTGGGTCGTTCGTTGGGAGCAGTCGCTGCAAAAATCTCTCCTGACGGAGAAGGAGCGGAAGGATTACTTCATCCGCTTCAACGTGGACGGTCTTCTGCGAGGGGACTACAAGAGCCGCATGGAGGGATATGCCATCGGGCGGCAGAACGGATGGCTCTCCGCGAACGACATCCGCAGTCTCGAAGATATGAACCCCATCGAAGCAGACGATGGCGGCGATCTGTACCTCATCAACGGGAACATGACAAAACTGAGGGACGCAGGGCTGTTTGCAGGTAGGCAACAGGAGGAAGAAAGCAATGAAGCGTAAATTTTGGAACTGGGTGCGGAACGAGGGAGAGAAGCGTGTCTTGCTTCTGGACGGTGAAATCTCGGACGAAACGTGGTGGGGCGATGAGGTCACACCTCAGATGTTTCGTTCTGAACTGAATGCCGTCGAGGGAGATATTGACCTCTGGATCAACTCACCAGGCGGGGACTGCTATGCGGCGGCACAGATCTACAATATGCTCATGGAGTATAAGGGGACCGTCAATGTCAAGATTGACGGAATTGCCGCGTCTGCTGCATCCGTCGTCGTAATGGCAGGATCGACCATTGAGATTTCGCCTCTAGGGTTGATGATGCTGCATAATCCGATGACCGTTTCCATCGGAGACACGCACGAGATGGAGCGGACGATCACGTTTCTTGCCGAGATCAAGGAGAGCATTATCAACGCCTATGAACTCAAGACGGGGCTGTCCCGTGCGAAGATTTCACGGCTGATGGATGCCGAGACGTGGATGAACGCAAAGAAAGCAGTGGAGCTTGGATTTGCAGATTCTGTTCTCTATGCGGACGTTCAGCGTCCTATGACGGATACGGCAGACGGACTGATCTTCTCCCGTGCCGCCGTCACGAACTCTCTGCTCTCGAAATTCGGGCAGGGAACGCAAAATACTAATGTCGATGCAGAGCCGTTTAAGAAGCGGCTCTTTTCTATTTCGCATTAACGGAGGAAAAAGAACATGGATAAGATCATGGCAATGCGCGAGAAGCGTGCAGAAATGTGGGAACAGGCAAAGCAGTTTCTGGATTCTCACGAAAAGGACGGTCGTCTTACGGCAGAGGATGCCAAAGCGTACGAGCAGATGGAAAGCGAGGTGCTTGCGCTCGGGAAGGACATCGAGCGCATGGAGCGTCAGGCGATTCTCGACGCGCAGCTTGCAAAGCCTGTGACGGCGGCGACTACCAATATGCCGGGGGCTGCGCTCAATGCAGAAAGAATGGGACGTGCAAGCGAGGCATACCGTGCGGCAATGCTCAAGGCACTGCGTACGAATTTCCGGCAGGTGGAGAACGTCCTGCAGGAAGGCGTGGATGCAAACGGCGGCTATCTCGTACCCGAGGAATACGATCAGCGTCTGATCGACGTTCTGAATGAAGAGAACGTCCTGCGTCCGCTTGCGACGGTCATCACAACGAGCGGGGAACATAAGATCAACATTGCCGCTACAAAGCCTGCGGCATCGTGGATTGAGGAGGGTGCTGCGCTCACCTTCGGGGACGCGACCTTCGACCAGATTGTTCTCGATGCACACAAGCTGCATGTCGCGGTCAAGGTGACAGAGGAACTGCTCTATGACAACGCCTTCAACCTTGAGAACTACCTCATCGAGCAGTTTGGCAAGGCACTGGGCAACGCAGAGGAGGACGCATTCCTCAATGGCGACGGAACGCACAAGCCGAAGGGGCTTCTCATTTCGGCAAAGACATCCGTTACCACGGCGGCAGCCGATCTCAAGGCGGATGAACTCGTGACACTCGTCTACAGCCTCAAGCGTCCCTACCGCAAGAATGCGGCGTTCATCGTCAACGACCAAACGCTTGCAAGCATCCGCAAACTCAAGGACGCGAACGGTACATATTTCTGGCAGCCCTCGTATCAGATGGGTGAACCCGACCGTCTGCTCGGCTATCCTGTGTATTCCTCGGCATATATGCCGGCTGTTGCGGCAGGAAAGACTGTCATCACGTTCGGCGATTACTCCTACTACAACATCGGCGACCGTGGGACACGTTCCCTGCAGGAACTCAAGGAGCTGTTTGCAGGCAACGGCATGGTCGGCTATGTCATGAAGGAGCGTGTGGACGGAAAGCTTGTCCTCGAGGAAGCTGTACAGACACTCAAGATGAAGGGCTGATTTTATATATGCGGCAAAGAGGGGAGGTGGTTTTATGCTTGTGCCGCTTGCAGCAGTCAAGCAGTATCTTAGGATTGACGGAGATGAGGAGGATGATCTCCTCACACACTTTACGGAAACGGCAGAACAAATCTGTACGGCACTTCTGCGCGTGAAGAAGCTGTCCAAGGTTGAAGATCAGGCGATTGTGCGCGTTGCGGTGCTCTATGCCGTATCCTATCTCTACGAGCACCGGGAGGAAGCCGACCACAGAGGGCTTGCCTTGACACTGCGGTCGCTCCTCTTTGGTGTGCGGAAGGAGGTCTTTTAGGTGAGAGTGTCGATGAGCGAACTGCGCCATCAGATTTCCATCCTGCGTCCCGTGACGGATACGGACGATGAGGGAAATATCCTTTCATCGTCGGTACAGGAAGTAGGTAAAGCCTGGGCACTCGTTCTGCCCTTTGCCGCGAAAATCTCTGACGGCTATGCGGAGAAGGTGCAGGAGGTGGATTATCGTGTCGTTGTACGCTACCGTAGTGATATACGAGTGACGGATCGTATCCGTTGGGGCGATAAAACACTCACACCGATTGCACCTCCATATCCGCTTGGCGGGAAGAAACGGTGGCTTGTTCTGGAATGCAGGGAGTTGGTGGAAGATGCCTGAACCGTCGTCTGCGCAGGATGAATCATCTCGGAAAATGGAAAAAGGCAGGAGGTATTTGATGATGGATCAGATTTTGACAATACGCCTCTATGCGGCGGGCATTGGCATCGTGGTCGGGGAGTTCCTCGGCAGCTTCGATGATCTGCTCTATGCACTTGTCGCATTTGTCGCGACGGATTACATCACAGGTGTTCTGCGTGCGATTGTCGAGAAGAAACTGTCGAGTGCCATCGGCTTTAAGGGAATCTGCAAGAAGGTCTGCATCTTCACCCTTGTGGGCGTGGCGAATGTTCTCGATACCCACATCATTTGAAGCGGTTGCGTCCTGCGCTCTGCCGTAATCTTCTTCTACATCTCGAATGAAGGGATCTCGATCATCGAGAACGCAGCGCGGATGGGGCTTCCCGTACCACAGAAATTGCAGGATATGATGTACAGTCTCAGAGATAAATAACTGATTTAACCTCAATGCCCGGCGAATCTTCGTCGGGTTATTTTTATGCCCAAAAAGGTGACCACAAGAGCCGTTTTTGTCTGCTGCTTCATGAAGGGAGATGTTGAAATGAGTAAGGAAGAAGGACTTCGGGAAATGACGTATCAGATGGTGATGCGTGCCTCATGGAAAATGCTGCAGAGCGGACTTTTGTCAGAGGACGAGTATCTTGCGTTTGAAGCGAAAATGCGCGAGAAATATCCCCCCGTCATCGGGCTTCTATTTTCAGATATTGACTTGCTATCGTGCGGATAGTACGGGAATATGGGAGTGGAAAGGAGGGAGCACCATGAAGATACGACGGGTTCAACCAAGCCCTATATTGCAGAAAAAGCTGCGTGTTGCGGCATACGCCCGCGTTTCTGTGGATACGCTTCACCACTCTCTTGCGGCGCAGGTCAGTTACTACAGTGCTCTCATCCAGAAGAATCCCGCATGGGAATACGCAGGCGTGTACGCAGACGAAGGAATCACAGGGACAAGCACTACACACCGAGATGAGTTCAAACGACTGATCGCCGACTGCAACGCCGGGAAGATTGATTTGGTACTCGTCAAAAGTATCAGTCGCTTTGCCCGTGACACCGTGGATTGCCTCCATACCGTCCGACAGTTGAAAGAGAAGGGGATTGCCGTCCGCTTCGAGCGCGAGAACATTGATTCCACATCCGAGGACGGAGAACTTCTCTTGACGCTGCTCGCATCCTTTGCCCAAGAGGAGAGCAGAAGCATCGGCGACAACATTCGGTGGGGTGTGCGGAGGCGTTTTAGACAGGGGATTCCAAACGGACATAAAGCCCCTTATGGCTACACGTGGGACGGCGAGATGTTCCGCATTGTTCCCTCCGAGGGCGAGATCGTCAAGGAGATATTCCGGAGATACCTTGCCGGGGAATCTGCCTACGCCATCGCAAAGACACTCGCGGGACGTGGAATCACAGGACGGAAGGGGAGACCCATCGAGCAGACCACGGTAAAGGATATTCTCTCCAACATCTCCTACATGGGCACAATGGCATTGCAGAAAAACTACATCAGCGAGGGACATATCCGTAAGCGGAATAAAGGTGAACTTCCCATGTATCTGGTGGAGGGAATGTTCGAGCCTCTGGTGTCAAAGACAGACTTCGATAAGGCACAGGAGATACGGCAACGGAGAGTCGCGCAGTCCGGCAATCGGAATTCTGTACGGATGCCATTCTCGGGAATAGTAAAATGCGGATGCTGCGGAAGCGGATTCAGCAGAAGAACTGCCGGGAAGTACAGACGGTGGGGCTGCAACACGAAAGAGCGGAAGGGCAGCACAGCATGTGACAGTCGTCCAATCAGGGAAGAGGAGCTTGTGGCTGCGGTCAGAACCGTCATGGAGAAGGATGATTTCGATACCGCTGAACTTAGGCATAAGGTGTCAAAGATCGTCATTCACGGTGACTGTGTGGAACTTCACCTAACCAATGGCCGCATAAAAAAGACTGCCCGCATCTACAACGGGCAGCGAGGAAGCAATCCCTTCACGAACAAAGTGTACTGTGCCTCCTGCGACAGCAAGTGTGAGCGCGATACATGGACAAAGGGGATTAAGGTGTGGTCTTGCAGTCAGCCGCGTACGAAATGCGGATTGAAACGGCTGCCCGAATCCGAACTAAAGGAAGCGGCAGAATCCTTGTTCGGCGATGGCTACGAGGGCAAGATCGTACAGAGTGTCGAGCGGATTTCCATATCTGATGATGAGGTCATATTTCAACTCAAAGAAGGAGGCGCATACCGATGGCAAAGACAGTGCGGGTGATTCCTGCAACTCCCAGAGTGTTTCGGTCGGAAGTTACGGCAGAACCAAGACGGCGCAGGACGGCAGGATATGCTAGAGTTTCGACCGATCATGAAGAACAGGCTTCTAGTTACGAAATGCAGATGGCGCATTACAAGAACTACATCGAAAGCCGTGCAGACTGGGATTTCGTCGGCATGTATTCGGATGAGGGGATCAGTGGAACCAACACAAAGAAGCGTGACGGCTTCAACCAGATGATCGAGGATGCCCTTGCCGGCAAGATCGACCTCATCATCACGAAGTCGGTCAGCCGTTTCGCGAGAAACACCGTGGATTCTCTGCAGAACGTCCGTAAACTCAAGGAACATGGTGTAGAGATCTATTTTGAAAAAGAGAACATATGGACATTTGATTCGCGTGGAGAACTCCTTATCACGATTATGTCCAGCCTAGCGCAGGAGGAAAGCCGCAGCATCTCGGAAAACACCACATGGGGCAAGCGCAAGCAGTTCGCCGAGGGCAAGACCAGTGTCGGCTACAGCGCGTTTCTCGGCTATGACAAGGATTTCAAAATAAACGAAGAACAGGCGAAAATCGTAAGGCTCATCTACAAACTCTTCCTTGGCGGGCGATCCTTCTATGCCATTACTAAGGAACTGGAGAAGCGCGGCATCAAATCCCCGTCGGGAAAGGATAAGTGGTACATTTCCACGGTGCGCTCCATCCTCACGAATGAGAAGTATCGCGGTGATGCACTGATCCAGAAAGAGTATACGGCGGACTTCCTCGATAAGACGCGACGGAAGAATACGGGCGAGATTCCACAGTACTATGTGGAAGAGCACCACGAGGCGATTATCCCGCCGGACTTATTCGACTTTGTGCAAGCGGAGATAAAGCGTAGAGAGCAGAACGGCAAGCACAGCGGTGTGAGCATCTTCGCGAATAAAATCAAATGCGGATGCTGTGGAGGTTGGTACGGAGCGAAGGTATGGCACTCCACGGATAAGTACCGCAGAGTCATCTATCGTTGCAACAAGAAATACGCCCACAAGGGCAAGCCATGCAGCACACGGCATCTGACGGAGTGTGAGATCAAACAGATTTTCGTTAAGGCTCTGAACTCCTTGGTGGAAGTCAAAGAGAATGTGATTGCGGAACTCCGTTCTCTGATTGGCAGTGTTTGCCAAACGGGGGAGATGACGGAGGAACGGGATAAAGTAGAGCAGGAACTCGGCGTTTTGGCAGAACGGCTCGAAATGCTGATTCGAGAGAATGCACGGGTAGCACAGGATCAGACGGTGTATCTGAAACAGGAAAATGAGATTCGTGCGATTTATATGGAAAAGCAGGGGGATATGGAAAAGTTGGATGACCAAATTGCCGAGAGGGAGAGCAAGAGAAACACCTTGGAGACCATGATTCAAGTAGTATGTGGTATCGACGGGGAGCTAGTTGAGTTTGACGAGGAATTATGGAGTGGGCTGCTCGAGCACATTTGTGTGAAGGCGGACGGTCAGATAGTTGTTATTTTCAAGGGCGAGATTGAAATTGGTGTTTGAGGATAATTCATGTATGCAAAAAGGGAATATAGTTGTATAGTATGTCTTGACAAGGGATAAAGGCTCATGCTACCATAGTCACGGAAACAGCAAAACTTTATACGGTTGAGTCAGGTGCCGCAAGGCTTAATAGGGAATCCGGTAGATGCCGGAGCGGTCCCGCCACTGTAGCAGCGAGTGCCTCTGTGATATGCCACTGGGAAACTGGGAAGGTACAGGGAAACGATGAACTGGAGCCAGGAGAACTGCCTGATTTAGAATCGCCGATTGACCTACGAGTGATGGGGAGGAGATTACGTGCATCGAATTTTTCGGTGTATTAGTTTTGTGTGGTACTTTTGCCATGATGTGATGAAGTTTCAGCCTCATTTCTCGTATGGGAGAAATGAGGCTGTTTTATATGTAATGATCTCTGTATTATTTTTTAGGAGGAGAAAGGAAGTCTTTCAAAAAATGAATCCATGGAAAAAGAAATGTCTCACATTGGCAGTCCTCTGTGCGTTGACAGGTGGGAATACCCCCATTGTAGGCGCAGCTGAACGTAATTTTTCCGCCGAGGCATCATCGTCCGACACGGCAGAAAATGGAATGGATGAGTCTTCTCGTTCTTTACAGAGCGAACGCGATCTTGGTGAGACGATCGTCACAGCGACCCGCATCTCAGAACCGCTGATGAAGGTTCCCGCCAATGTCACAGTAATTACATCAAAGGAACTGGAAAAACGGCATGTGTTCAGCCTGCGTGAGGCTCTGGCACGTGAGGCGGGGATCTATATCTCACCGACAGCGGATGTCAAGGACGGCGTGACAATGCGTGGGTTTTCCGGTTCTGATATTCTCGTTATGTATAACGGGCAGATGCTCAATACCGCCTTTGACGGCGGCGTGAACTGGGATTCGATCCCCCTCTCAAACATTGACCGCATTGAGATCGTGCGCGGTGCAGCCTCTTCGCTCTACGGCGGTCATGCCGTTGCAGGTGTCATCAATATCATTACCAAGAAGCCGGATGCGTCAGACAGCACAAAAATGGAGCTGATTCACGGGCAGATCGATGTCCTGCGCGGCAGCAATAATACATGGCAGCGCGGGCTTCAGGTCACGGGTGGTGATAAAAACATCTCCTTCCGCGTCGGCTATGAAAAGCGCACCTCGGACGGCTGGGTAGGACATGCCGTTACAACTGATGAGGACGATAGAAGCTATACGCCCGATGCAACCGGATCCTTCCACAAATTGTCTGATGGTAATTATATTGTAGGGAGCCGCGGCGCAAAGAAGAAGAAAAGCGAAAATACCTTCGTTGATCTGAATTATGCGTTCGACAAGAACCGCTCGCTCGATTATAGTTATTTGCACGCCTCATACGAGTATTCCTATCACGATCCCATCACCTATTTCCGTGATTTTGCAGGAAATCCTACATTTTCGGGCATTGTGCAGCTGCCAAACGGCAACTACCTTACTGTCACGCCCGATGACTTCCTCGGCTACCTCGGTAGGAGGGAGCAGGATATTCACAAGCTGCGCTATGAGGACACGAAGAACGATTTCAAGGCGGGAATCGGCTACAGCAATACATGGAAGGATGGCTATTCTTCTGCCTACGATGCGACAAGCATTGATTGGACAGGCACTGGAGATCGTGCTGAATATCCGACGAAGAACTACAATGCGGATCTGCAAAAGCAGTGGATGATTGGAAACAATACCGTGCTCGCAGGATTCTCGTGGATAAAGGATAAAATGCGGTATCGCAGGTATGACCTTTTGCATTGGAAGGACTGGGATTCGGTCAATGGTGTGCCGTATCAGCAGAGTGGCGGCTCCGTAATGTCCAGTGCGCTCTTTGTACAGGATGAACTGGCGCTTGATGCCCGATGGAAACTGCAGCTTGGGATGCGTTATGATCGGTTTGACAAGCAGGATGGTTATTCCTATATCGGTACGGTGCGAAAGAGCTACGAAGATACAGTATTTCACGCGTGGAGTCCGAAGATTGCCGTCAGCTATGAGCCGCAGAAGGATACGATGATCTATTTGAGCTACGGAAAGTCCTTCAATCCTCCCTCAATATACAAGCTTTATCGCCGTGCGGGTGACAGACCGCGCTCCATCCAGGCAAATCCAGATTTGACACCGGAAATCTCCCGTACGTTTGAACTGGGGATTAAGCAGAAGATCGATAAGAACACATCCTATGGCTTGACACTCTTCCGCGTGGATACTGCGGACAAAATTGCGATTGAGACGAGGAATCGCGTGCGTGCATACTATAATATGAACAAGTCAATGATCAAGGGGGTGGAGCTGGCGGTGAAGCACCGTTTCCATCGTGATTGGCAGACATATTTCAATTACACCTTTGAATCTGGCGAAGATACGATTGGCGGAAAAACCTATCGTAACTGGGATCTGCCAAAGCATATGATGCGGTTCGGTATCGAGTATAACCGCGATAAGTTTAACGGCACGTTGGATACACAGTACGTCGCTGCACGCCAAAGCGTGGATACGGTGACGGGCGAATATGGATCGGAGGACAGTTTCTTCGTTACCAATCTGTATCTCAATTACAAAATCAATGAGAACTTTAAGTTGCGGTTCGGCATCGAGAACCTATTCAATCGCAAATACTATGCGGGTGAAACAGCGAACGACAGAACCTATACCTTTGGCACGACCTACTCGTTCTAAGTAGACGCGTGTCTGCATTGAAGCCCCGACGGAATGCCGGGGCTTCATTTGCTATCATTATTCTATTGTATTGCAAAGGATCATTCGATGAAACTTCTCTATCGTTTCCACCGTTGGATCAGCGCAATATGTGCGTTGTTTTTCCTCCTGCTCTGTCTAACAGGGCTGCCGCTGATCTTCAGTGGGGATATCTATCGGTGGAATGAGGTCGATGAGCGACCGAGTTTTGGTGAACTCTCCTATCAGGAGCTATGGAGCGGAGCAACGGCAGGATTAGCACGGATCGCATCAGAGATGCCGGAGCGCGATGTAGACGTGATTTCTACCGATACAGAGCGGGGCGTGCTTTTATACAGCCTCACATGGCAGGAAGAGAACGGAACTGCACGCAGAGCGCGTGTCGCCTATGCGCCCGTTCAGGATGAACTCGTTCCATGGCGTGGGACACATGTCAAATCTCCGGCGCTTGCCAGTTTTATGGGGACGATGCACAATCTGCACTTAAAAATGTCAATGGGGCGTAGCGGCATGATTTTCCTCACGGTCATGTGTTTTCTTTCCTTCCTCTCTATCGTGGGGGGGATTCTGCTCTATCCGTTCTTTATGCGCCAACGCCTTTTTGGAGGGACACGCGGCGGAATGTCTGCGGGGAATTTCTTCGACTGGCATAATTTTCTTGGGATGATCACTGCGGTATGGGCAGGACTGATGACCCTCAGCGGCGTGGCGATTGCCGCCTATATCATCGGACATGGAAGCTATCGGGCGGATGTGGAGGCGGCACTTCCCGTTGATATTCACAATCAAGAGCCCATTGCATATGAGGAGATGATTTCCTATGCAGCAGATCATTTCCCGACACAGAGACTCCTTTACCTTGCAAATGTCAGAGAGGATGAGCCTGCCGTTATGACGCTGACGGATGAGGGACATCCATCGATGTTCCGTGGGCAGGAGGTATATCTCATCCGTACGGAGGAGGGGCTGACGCATATCACACAACCCATGCCGCGCTGGCTCACACTGTGTGATTCCCTGCGTACGCTCCATCTCTATAATCATGACACCATGCCGCTCAAGCTGATCTGGGCGGTGCTTGACATGCTCACGATTGTCGTCATTGTGAGCGGCTTTGCCGGTTGGTTCCAGCGACATCGACGGAAAAAAGAAATTCCACCCGTTCTGACAGATGGAACGAGACCCATTACAGCAATGTGGTCGATGCCCGCGCTCTTTGCACTGCTTTCCATCATCGGCATGACAGCGCCGCTTTCATACGCGGAGACGGGCGATTCTATTGGGACAGTGGCATGGGGATGCTGCCTGCTGCTCATGATTTATCTATGGCAAAGAGGACGACGGTAAATCTTTTATCGTGTTCCAAGGCAAGATAGGGTAGGTATTGAAGGATACCTCCGTTTAATCTATACAAGCGAGATTTCATTTATCATACTGGACAAGTCATCCTAGTAAGCGCTTGGAATCTCTTTTCTTTTGCAAAGAATCATTAGCCATCTCGCCCTATCC